TAATCAGTGACGAAGACAGGGAGAAGCTGAAAGCGTACCGCATTTACGCGAAATCGCTGCAGGCGATGGATTTCAGCGCTATTACGGATAAGACCACTTACAACAATATTAGCTGGCCTGAGCAGCCACAAAATACCTGAAAAAGAAGTTAATCATCTGACCGCCTGAGGGCGGTTTTTTTATGGGAGAAATGTATGTCCGGATTACATGGTGTTGAAACCATTGAACTGACGACAGGCACGGTTGCCGTGCAGACCATCTCCACGGCAGTGATTGGCCTGGTGGGGACAGCGCCGGACGCCTCTGGTGGTGTGTGCGCTTCCGGCACAGCCGGCTCCTGGCTGCTGGGAACGGCGCTGGATTTCACGGCGAAACAGGAAGGTCGGGCCGGTAATAAGATTTCGGTTGTTGCTGTGGCTGCCACAGAACAAAATGCGCAGACAGTGGCCTCGCTGAAAGGTACGACCCTGACGATAACACTGGGGACGGACGAACACAGCCAGGTTAACGCCACGGCGGACCGTGTGACTGAAGTGGTGAATGCGCTGGGGGATTCGCCTGTGACGGCGGCTGTCAGCACCCTGAATGCAGGAGACGCTGAAAATAAAGTGGTGTTGCCGTTCAGCCTGACGTTATCCGGCGGAGAAGATGAGGCGTTCCCGGTCAATACACCAGTGGTGGTGGCAGGGGCCATTACTCAGGCCGGGAAACTGGGCACAGCCGGAACATTATACCCGGCCCTGCGAGATATTTTTGACCAGACTGGGGCGCTGGTGATTGTGGTGCGCGCAGAAAGTAAAACAAAGGCGAAAGAGGCCGAACAGCGTGCGGCGGTGATTCAGGCCATGGAGGCGCTGACAGAAAGTAAGGGCGTGACAGGCTATCAACCGCGCATCCTCATCGCCACGGGGTACAGTGAGGATGATGGCGTGGCAAAGGCGCTGGAAACGTATGCCGCGAAGTTGCGGGCTGTGGCCTATATTGACTCGTCCTCAATGGCAACGCCGCAGGATGTGGTTCAGCGGCGCGCGTCATTTGGCGGACGTGTGGAGCTGCTGCGTCCGCGCGTGTCAGTGACGGATGACAGCGGGCAAACGGTATTTCGTCCATATTCGGCTCGTGCTGCCGGGCTGCGTGCCCGTATTGATTATGAAAAAGGGTGGTGGTGGTCCAAATCAAACCAGGACGTGATGAATATCACCGGTCTGGAGCAGGTGGATACGTTTATTCTCGGGGAGCAGAACTGCACGGCAAACCTGCTGAACATGGAAAATATCTCCACCATTATTCGCCATGACGGTTTTAAACACTGGGGTAACCGTCTGTGCACATCCCACAGTCAGTGGCGCTTTGAACCGGTACGTCGCACTGCAGATGTGATTGAGGACAGTATCCAGGAGGCCATGTTGCCTTATGTCGATCGCCCGCTTGATCGGGATGTGGCAGACGACATTCTTGGCAGCATTAATGCCTATATGCGTCAGCTTAAAAATCTGGGTGCGATCCACGGTGGCAGCGCCTGGCTGAATGATGAACTGAATACAGCAGAAACCCTGGCGGCAGGGCAGTTGTATATCGATTATGACTTTGGGCCGAAGTCACCACTGGAGCGCCTGACACTGCGGGCAATGATTAACAATAAACTGGCGCTGGAGGAACTGACGGTATGATTACGGGTGAAAAAAAACTGTTGCGCGCATGGGCGTTATTTCTTCCTGGCGGGATCCGCCTTCAGGGTGCGCATGAATACACGCCGCCTGCCATTAATATCACGACAGTGGATATCAAAACCGGCGCAATGGATGCACCGGTGGCAGTGGATGACGGCATGGAAGCGCTGACCTGTTCGTTTAAGATTTATGGTTATGATGTTGCCATGCTTACGCTGCTGGGATTGCAGGCCGGGCTTTATTCGCCGGAGATTGTTGTGCGCCAGGCTTATCAGGTGGGAAATGCGACCAGCGGACTGGTGGAAACTCTGCAGGGGATGATCACCAGTATCACGCCGGATGCACGTCCGGCAACATCACAGGCAGAGGCTTCGGTGACGGTGGAAATGTCGCTGAGTTATTACCGTCAGGCTGTCGACGGTCTGGAAACCATCTGTATTATTCCGGAGGAATTTGTACGTCGTATTAACGGCGTTAATGTTCTGTCGGATCTGAAAAAAATCATCCGGGTTTAATCCGGGTATCCTGTCATTCAGGCGGCTCAGGCCGCCTTTTTTTTAGGAGATGCTTATGTCGGAAAAAAACAGTGTTCCTGCCAGCTGCGTGGAAATTGTGTTATCCGTGCCGTATGTCACCGCATCAGGACAGACGATCACGCACGTCACCATGCGTGCGCCCACCGTCCGCGATCGTCTGTTGCATCGCCGGAGTACCAAACCGGAAGCAGAGGCTGATCTGGATATGATTGCCGGTCTGTGCGGGATGGACGCGGCAGACATGATGAACATGGAAGCGTGTGATTACCTGGCCCTGGAGCGGCAGTTTAATGTTTTTTTGCTGCCGCCGGTCCGGCGGAAGAAGAAAACATCCTGATGGCGATACGGCGTGCCGGAGTATGGTTCGGGTGGTCACCCGGAGATGTGATGGCACTGCCGTATGAGGATTTTGTGGCAATAATGCTGGCAGAGGCGGAAGAGAGGAAGCAGTGTTATGGCAACGGTGGGCGATAACCTCAGAGCAAATATCCGGATCGGCGGCACTATTGATCCGTCGTGGAAAAAATCGACAGAGGGGCTGAAGCGAGGTCTGGCTGGTGCGACACAGGAAGTGGCACGCCTGACGCGTCAGCAGGATGTACTGAAGCGAAAAATTCAGGCTGGCGTACTGGCAGGGCAGGATATTACCGATCTGCGAAAGCAGTATGAAAAGCTGAAACGGAAAATCAATGATGCTGCAGCGGAGCAGGAGCGATTTAATCGCCAGCTTGAACGGGCAGAGCGCCTGGAACGCTGGAAAGGACGGGCAGGGACATTTCTTAAAACCGGACTCGGGCTCTCTGTTGGTTCCGGGCTGACGCTGGCAGCAGGTGCCAGCGCGGTACTGAACCGGAATTCGGAAACGGCAGAGCGGGCAGGAATAGCCCGGAGTTACGGGGTGGATTACGAAACCTATGCGGCGTGGGATTCACTGGGCCGTCAGATGGGGTTAAACGGCGAAAACATTGGTGATCTGTTTGAGGAATACCGGAACAAGGTTTTTGACGATGATAATGGTGCCACGGACAAAGGAGCCATTCAGGAGGTATTCGGTAAACTGGGGCTGAAAGCGGGCGTAATGGCCGGAAAAAACAACCAGGAACAGGTCGAATTTTTGTTTGATCGCTTACTGCAGGTGGAGAATGAGCAGCAGGCGGCGGGGATGGCAGATGCGCTGTTTGGGGGGGAGGCCAATAAAATTCTGACCTGGATGCGTCTGTCAGGAAAAACCTTCCGGGAGCTTATCAGTGAGCAGAAACGCTATAACCTGGTGACAAAAGAAGGGGCTGATGGTGCAGTTCAGGGGCATGTGGCGCTGTCAAATTTCCGTAATGTTCTGAGTTCTTCCATTGATGACATCAGTGGGAAACTGGGTAAGGAGCTGGCACCACATATTCAACAAGTGACGGATGATCTTGCGGCCTGGTTTAAGAATGGTGGACTTGAAAAAATCCGGGCATTTATCCGTGATGATGCCCTGCCGGCGCTGATCGACATGGCTGCGTGGATGTGGAAATTCGGAAAAGTTCTTGCCGGAATAACGCAGAAAGCCATTGAGTGGGGGCTGGCGGATGATCCGCGAGAGGACCGACGAGAAGTGCTGGAATATCTGGCAAAAATGGGGTCGCCGGAGCTGGCGAGAGCGGTGGCGCAGAAAAACGGTCAGGGTGAATGGTTTGATGAACTTCTCAGGCAAAATCCGGACCTGACGAAACAGGTTGTACAGGCCTATAAAGACACTCGCGGTTATCTCCCATGGAATCATGACGATAAAAAGTTTGATGCATTTCTCGACCCTTTGTTGGGACCGAAAGAAGAACCTGATTTTAAGGCGATAAAAGAGAAATCCCGCACCTACATTGACAGACTTCCTGCAGCAGATCAGGGGCAGGGTAATTCGGACCCTCTCTCGGCTCTTCAGTATACCCCCGGCAGTATCAGCCAGGTGGAAGTAAAACCCACGTATCAGATACGGGCGGAATTTAACATCACTCAGAAGCCCGGCGAGGATGCCGGACAACTGGCAGACAGGGTAACGAAAAATCTGGGAGATATTAATTTTGGTCAGCGTTCCCGCATGACCGATGGTGATGCATTCTGGGGGTGAACATGGTGGATTTGCTGGGCTGGGGCGTAAACCGGCTTGAACGTGAAGCATGGGATGCGGTGGGTTCATTAACGGATGTCGCCTCCCGCGTCATGCTGTCGTTTGGTGAGTTTGAATTCAGTATTGATACGGCGGCCTATAACGCCATGAAGCGCACTATGGAATGGCGATGGGATGAACAGCAGCTTATCGGAAAAAACGACCTGTTGCAGTATACCGGTAAGGGGGCCAGAACAATAACCCTTGAAGGCATGGTGCATGCGGGATTTCGTGACGGTGTGGGAATGGATGCCCTTGATACGCTGGTTCAGATGGTGGATGACAATCCGGCCCCGCAGTTACTGGTCTCAAGTACAGGCGATGTGATGGGGTATTTCGTGGCAACCGCCTATTCAGATAACACCACGTCCTTTCTTCCCGGCGGGGCGCCAAAGAACAAAACGTTCACACTGGAGCTGAAATACTATGGCGAAAAACTGGCGGACCACTGACGGCGATATGCTGGATGACATCTGCCAGAGACACTATGGCAGCGCCGGACTTAACCAGTCACTGGCGGCGGTACTGGAAGCCAATCCCGGACTGGCTGACCTTGGTCCGGTATATCCGGCAGGTGTGGAAATCGTGTTGCCGGACTGGGTGTATGAACCGGAGGAAAAGGAGACGTTTCAGTTATGGGACTGAATGAGTATCAGCCGGATTTCAGCCTGACAGCAGAGGGTGAGGATATCACGAAGGCCATAAAGCGGGGGCTGGCTGAGCTGCGATATACCGATAATGGTGCTGCCACAAAGCGCTCCGATGAACTGATGATAACCCTGTTCAGTGAGACGATGGCGCTGCCACCAAAAGGCGCGGTATTAACGCTGGGGCTGGGATTCAACGGAAACCTGGTAAATAAAGGCAGTTTTACCGTCTGTCAGGTGGCAAGTGGAGGTCCTCCCCGCCGAATCACCATTTATGCCACCGCAGCCCCCATGAATGCGTCAAAACATGGCGCAGACGTGACCGCACTGAAAACCCGTGCGTTCAGCGATGTCTCGCTGGGTGACCTGGTGAAAACGATCGCCACTGAAAATAATCTGGTGGCACGGATCTCACCGGCGCTGGCAAAAATTCGTATTCCGTGGTTGATGCAGTCATCTGAATCGGATGCGTCCCTGCTTTCCAGGCTTGCTGGTTTGTATGGTGCCACCAGTAAGCCAACGAACGGTTACTGGTTATTTCTGGAGTATGGCGCATCACAGAGCACAGGCGGCAGGGATGCTCCTGTAATGACCATCACGCCGGATATGGTGTCAGACTGGGATTACCGGGAGGGGGAGCGGCAGGGCGCATCCGGAAGCGGAAAAGGAACAACAAAAAAAGGGAAAGTGGGAGTCAGATATTTTGACCCTCGCGACGGGCGAACGCGTGAATTTAAAGTGGATGTGGAGTCCACCGACAAGCGACATCCGTTCACTCAGCCGGATCAGGACACAGCAAAACACTGCGCAGACTCCAAGGTTAAACGTGTACAGAAAGCCGGACGCCAGATGACGATAACACTGCCCTGCAGGCCCGCATTGTTGAAAGCTGGGGCGGAAATGCGTTTTATCACGCAGGGTTTTGGGGTACGCGAGGATCATAACTGGCAGGCTGAGTCGGTGGAGTTTTCACTGGCACCGGGGCAGGGATTTACGCTGAATCTGTCGCTGGCCACCGATATCTCCGCGAAAGGGAAAGCATCAGGGAAGAAAAAAGGCGTGAATTATTACGGTTAATGGTTTTCTGAATCAGGAAATAAAAATGTCTGTATTAATTTCTGGTGTGCTGACTGATGGGGCGGGGCTTCCCATGTCCGGATACCATATTATTCTGAAAGCCCGACAGAATACAGCCGCAGTGGTTATGAGAACGGTGGCAACAGTGGTGACGGGGCCGGCAGGAGAATATGCATTTGAGGCTCAGACCGGAAGATATGACGTTTATCTTCGGTCATGTATTGAAAGAGAATATTGTGTTGGTGATATTTCGGTTTACGACGACTCTAGGCCCGGCACACTGAACGACTTTCTGACTGCCCTTGATGAAGGCGACCTCAAACCCGACGTGGTGAAACGTTTTGAGGAACTGGTGGCGCAGGCGCAGCAGAGCGCGGAAGCGGCAGCGGAAAGCGAACGACAGGCCGGGCAACACGCAGCTGATGCGCAGAAGATTAAGGGTGATTGCCAGACGCTGGCAGATAATGTTCAGCAGAATACAAATGCTGTGGAGGAAAACACGCAGCGCGTTGAACAGCTGGCCTCGCAGGTTGAGGATACCGCTGAAGAAGTCAGGCAGGATGCTGAAGCCGCCAAACAGGCCGCATCCGATGCAGAGCAGGCCAGAGATGATATTGATGTTGCGTTATCTGCAACGCTGAAAACGGCGAATCACCTGTCAGAAATTGCAGCAGAGGGGGAAGATGCTCAGCAGAAATCCCGAGACAATCTGGGGTTGAAAAGTGCTGCAACGATGGATGTGCAAACAGACATTTACGACCGTACCGAAGGCCGCCTGGCAATACCCGGTGCATTCGGATACGGAGCTATCTTCCGCTCAGAAAAATC